AAAAAAGGGGACTTTCGTCCCCTTCTCAATAACTGATTAACTCTTAAGCTTCAGCTGCTAGTTTAGCAAAATAACTCATAGTGTCATCATTGTCCGAATCCGCTCTTGCGATTGGATCTGCTGCAGTTGCAACAGGATCAGACATTGCAGGTGCATCATTAAATGGAGCATCATCTTCGACTGCTGCCATCTTTACTTCCTCACCTAACACACGTGTCAACTTAAGATTAAGTTCACTGTAAGATTTAAATGATGTTGGATCAGTAAACTCACTTAGTGCATACTGCTTGTTATAGATACCTTCTAACACAGAATCATCTGCATTCAAGGCTTCAGCAGGAGCAAATTCAGATCTGTCATAGTTCCTGTAACCAGCAACATTAGCGATCTTCATTTTAAAGTTAGCACCTTTCCACATATCAAATGGGTTAACTGGTGATTCATCTTGAAACTTAGGTTGCATGCTATCCATAATCTTCTCAAAGATCTTAGCACCGTAAGTATATAGAAATACTTTACCTTCGTTCTCAGGATTCTCAGGATCCGAAACCACATAGATGTTTGACACATAGTGTAATCTACGCTTACGCTTACGTGCTAAATCTTTGTCAGCTTCAATACCTGTATTCCAAAGTTTAGAATTCATCTCAGATACTGGATCGTCCTTCTGAATAGTAGTAAGTGATTTCTCAACATACCATTGTCCAGTCGGTCCTTGGAAGAAGTGATCCCAGTATTTTGCCCAAGGTAAGTCATCACCTTCGACTGTAGGTAAGAAACGAATAACAGCATAACCGTTACCTGCTTTATCTACTGATGGTTTCCACATACGGTCGTCGCCATATGATTTCTTTTCTGTGGTGCCAGTTCCGGCCGCACCAACTAATGCGCTCATGTCATTAGCTTTCGCCTTTAAGTCTGCAAAACTCATTGTACATCTCCTTTAATTATTAGTATAAATTTGTATCATTGTATATTATAACATACTTTTTGCAAAAGTACATACTTATTTAAAGATATCAACAATAATATTTTTAAACTTATTGTCATCAAACTTTAAGAAAGATTGATACTTTGATATCTTTGTAAACAAATCCGGCCACAAGATAGTCTCTGTGATCTGATTGTTTGCCCTATCAATAAACCCAGTCAAGCGGTTTATTATACACACAGTCTCTAATGAAACCGTGCCTTCAAGATGAAGCTGGACTATTCTTGGATATGTATCTTCTATCTCCAAGAGGTCATCAAACTTTACATCTGAAATCTCTTCTAGTTCATTCCTAAACATATAAGACATACTATCTATAACTTTTAGGAACTTGGTATAAGTCTCTTCGTCTCTGATCATATCACCACTATACTTATTACCTGCTACTTGATGTGCAGCAAAGTACATAATAATATCATCTTTACTCTTAAACCTTTTACCAATCTTTGTTAACTGAAACTTGTCTGGCCTTTTCCAATACGTCTTTTCAGTTACGTTAGTTTTAAAATTATACTTAAAGCAATCGTAAGATCCATTGAAGTGGAGGTTAATTGCGTTATGTAATGTGAAAGCCTCATATCCAGTCATTCTCATATAGGCAACATCGCTGTATGTCCACCTTGCAGTAGGTTAAGTTCCTTTGCTTCATACTCAATATGTTCCACTATTTCCTTTGAGATCAGTTTTTTACTGTCCCTAAGATCGATCTCGTTGTCCTCACATACTGTTATAACCGAATCCATGTATGAACAGCCTCTGTGAGTACGTACATATGTTTCAACTAAACCTGAGAATGCTTTCTTATTTAGATCCTCACTCATTTTTGAATCCCGTTCTTGTCATATGCTGGAGTAAGAGTTGCCCAAAATACTGGCTTCTCTTCGTTCTCACCATAGAAGTCAAGAGACCATACACCTTCTCTTAGATAAGTTTGACAATGGTTTTTGTATACTCTTGCCGATTCATACTTGGCAATTGCACCTCGTTCATTGGTTTGGATACCACGTCTTAATGCTGCCATTTTTTCTGTGGTTGCTTTGATATATCTCTTCACGTTAACTAGAGATAAGCCATGGTCATCATCTAATGCTACAACATTAGGTGCTATACTTTTATATGATGCAGGCTTTTTAGCTGCTCTAGCCTTCGCTAGGTTAGCTGCTGCCGCAGCTCTTTGCTCTTCACTCATCTTACGTTTTGCCATAATGTAAATCCTATTTAGTGTGTGTTAGATATATTATAACATAGATAGTGTGTAAAGTACATACTATCCTTTATAAATTTTTTGTATGTGTGTTTCAAATGCCTCTACCTTCTCAACACGATTTGGCCATTTAATATATTCCTTCTCAGGATTAGCCTTTAAGTTATTGAGTAATGGTCCGATAGCATTATATAGTTTGTCTAGTTTGTCTTGTGTTGTTGATGCCTCTGCTGCCGAAGCTGTTGCTGTTTGTGCAACATCTAATTCATTTTCATCTACAAGAGTAAAACCGAAATCGAAATCTGCCATGTTATCCCTTTAATAATTTGATACCCTTAGTCCAGTTCGTTGCTGCATCTTCTACATAGCCTAAAGCTTTATAAGGAAAATCTTCTCGCATGATTCTGTTACCATCAGGATCTTTAAATGTGATTGAAAAGAACGAATGTTCACCATCCATTCCTGTTACTACTTGATAAATCTTTGCAACACTGCCGTCATCTTTATAGTGTTCGCTCATTAGTTTTGTGTTATTATATTCCATCATGTCTCCAATAATTTAAAGGTGGGGGACCTAATAAGGAAAGTCCCCCGATTACTTAGTTATACCATACCACTAAGTTAGAACGATAGCTTCGCCTCAAGCTTAGTTGTAGCATCAGCGCTATCAACTTGTGACCACGATGCAGTCCATATACCACGAGTTAACTCTACAGTTTTCGTAGTTACAGGAGTTGCTGCGTCAGTCTTATTCCAAGTACCTTTAAGAGTACCTAGAGTACCAAGAGCACGTGAGACAGATACTTCATTGTCATTCGTTGCTCCAGCGTTTCTATCCATAACTGCTTCAAGACCTAATCCAGCAACAGTTGTACCAACCGTAATTTCTGAATTGTGTCCTGCTGTGACTTTGTTGTGTACCACTTTAGCGGTTACACCAGCAGATGTAATTGATGCTGTAGTTTCTCTTGTTTCTGCCGCAACATCAGTTACTGCAACTGCGATACCGCCAATAGTTCCACTTGCATCAATAGTAGTGCTTCCACCACTTACTTGGTTAAGTCCGACCGTGTATGCACCAAGAGTAGTTGTTACACCAATCTTCGTGACATCAGGATCATCACCCGACCAGTCACCAATCTTTAGAGTAAGAACACCAGCTGTGCTCTCTACCCACATATCATCTACACTGAAATCTTTATCAAGAACAACGGTTACGCTAGACGCACCTGCAGTTCCCTTCATTGTAGTATGAATGTCTTGAGCGTATGTACCATGTGAATCTAAGGTACCCTCATATAAACCCGAAAGACTAATACCTGCAAACGAAGTTGCGGATACTGCCATTGCCGCCGTCGCGACTAGTAGTTTTTTAAACATATTACTTTCCTTTTTATTTAAACAAAAAAATCCTTTTTTAAGTAGGGATTGAGACTACTGAGAGTTATTTATATAATTTTTATATAATATGCTCTCTTTTTCGTAAGCTTCATTTTCATCAAGCTCACGGTTTTCATGTAATTGTTGAACATGTACCATCTCGTGGCACACAGTTAAGATAGTTTCTTTGAAACTAAGACGTGTATCTATTTCAATATCGTACTCATCATCTTCAGCAGAATCAGTAGTCCAACCTTTAACGTTGTCTTCTGATATATCTTCAACCTCAACAGATACCAAGATCTCTTGGGGTATATTCAATTCCTTCTTACAAAAATCAACTATATCTTCCAGCAACGCCATAGTTACCTCCACTATTTCCTACTCATACCACATGGTTCATGTAAATCTGTTTTCAATTCTTTAATAATCTTTTTTGATTCTTCAGCAGCTTCAGATATATCATATCTTTGATACCACTGTCCCATCATACCCATATGCTGAAGCTTTGACTCCAACAATTCTAACTTTTCTGTCGTAGACATTAAATTATCCTATGTGATATAGCTTTATTTATACAAAAAATTAACTGTAGAACTGTTCATATCCAGCAGTTAAGCATTCTCCGTTTGCTACACAATCACCATAACCAGCAATATAATCTTCATACTGCTTGGCAATAACAGAGTTATCCCTACAAGACTCAGGTAGAGTTTGTGGAATTTCACATTGTTCATTCGCTACCCAACCGGCTACATAAAATTGATTATGTGATCTTAAGTGTTGCTCTCTTTCTTGTGCATTTGAAACTACCATTATAAATCTCCTTCAATAATATTATAAACATCTTTCCAAGTTCTTGCACGAGCACAAACATATTCATTATCTCTGTTCCATGCATGATCGATAAGGATACTGTTTAAACTAGCATCGTTACCCATTTTAATGTTCGCTGCTTTGTCTTCTATCCACCAGCATTCTGATCCACCCCAATCATTGAGTAAGACTTCATCTTTGTCTTGACCAGTGTTGAGAATAGTAAACCCTTCGAACACATCACCAAATACATTGCGCAAGTTCTCTTTACGATACTCTTGTGCAAGTTTGCAATTAGTCTGAGAAGTAATGACATGGAAAATATATCCATGCTCTTCATGCAGCTTGCGGACATATTTAATAGCATCACGAAGTGGTGATAGCTTCTTCATTTCTTCTGATCTGTTGAACAAGTTGACATATCTTGCACCAGTTTTCTGTGCAACTCCAACTGCTTTCGCAACGTTATAGTCATCACTTAATCTATGTAGACCTTCAGTCTTCTCTAACCAACGATAGAAATGAAACTCCCAATCAAGGAGAACTCCATCACAGTCAGTTAGTATAATTTTATCTTTTATTTCACGTAGCATATTTACTCCTTTTTGCTATTGATTCATCATATCTGTCCATGGTATCCCAAGCTTCCTTAGGTAATTCATTATACTTACAGCCCATGGATTTCTGTAAGTCTGGTTTGATAAGCGTATCTTGATCTAGGAAAGGATGGAAGCCATCTTTGTCTAACCATAGTCTGGCTGATCTTAAACGAATACCTTCGAGTGTGTCAATTGTCTTACGCTTTGATTCTTTAATCCACATTATACTTGACTCCAAATAATAAAATTAATAATAACTAATGCAACAATGATAAAATTCTTCATAACATCATACCAATCTCAATGCCAATCCAAAGGATCATGACACCCATGATAGAGTAACCACTCTTCATTATACTGTCATAAGATGATCTGATTGATGCCATATTTTCGTTGTGCTCTTTTTCCCAATTATTATTCATGATGATTTACCTTTCTTTTTAGATGGACCCATTACTGATTGCCCTTTAAAATAACCGCCGCTTTGCTTTTCCAAAGTCTTGGCAGTCTCCTCTGGTGATACAACCCTGAATTTATCAGGATTAGCATCGATAAAGTCTTGCACTTCTTTTGATCTTTTTATACTAGCCATGTGTTAACTCCTTTTTCGTAAACGGCAAATGTTTCTGCATGAGCTTTAGGGCACCATGCTTGTGGTCTTTTAAAACCAGGTTTAGACTTACCTCTAAACTGATATCTAAAAGTTTTTACACCATCTAAGCTATCCCAAAACAATAAAGATTTTTGAACATCTTTAAGGTATTTTATTGGAATGCCTTTGTAAAAAGAAGCTTCGCTCTCAGGTGATTCGTATTTTTCAAGTATTTTCATTATATTCATTTTAATTCCTTTTTTATTTGATATGTATATATTATATCATAGTTTGCGGTGCTTGTGTGGAAAGTTTTCACACAAATAGTGTGTCTATTAAAACCTAGGGCCAAATCTCGCAGCACCAACTTTTTTGTTAGCAGCAACAAGATCTGCTTTAACACTATCTAAAGCTTTTATTAATGCTGAGTTATCATTGCGAAGTTTAAGAACATGAGCCTGAACTCTTGCCCAATCAAAAGCTTGATTATTAGAATCAACTTGTTTCTGAAGACGAGCATTGTCATCTTGAAGTTGATTAACTTGAGCAACAAGACGTGCGTGTCTGTCTTGTATTCTTTGATCTCTTGTACCTTGTTTTAATCTATTTCCTACTTTCATAACATTTCCTTTTTTATTTGATATAGGTATATTATATCATAAAAAGCACCGCTTGTGTAAAAACTTATGGTGCCAGGGTGCGGCTATTTTTCGCGCATCTGGACCAGTACTATTTGTACTGTTGTATGACTTGTACGAGTTCCTTATCCCAGTTGTCTCTATGTTCGATAAAAACTTGGGGTTCTGCGTCATCCACAGAGATAATTGTTACCAATTGTGTGATAGGAATACCTGTTCTCTCTTCCCAGGCAATAGCATAAAAGCATTCTTGCATGAAATAAGAGTGGATCCATTCTTTTTTCTTAGTCTTTCTACTTGTCTTATAGTCTATAATAGACGGTTTACCATCGAACTCTGCTACACAGTCAACTCGACCTGCAACTCCTAAGTGATCAGAATACAATGGTAACTCCTGTCCATATACTGTGCCTATTCTTGTGTCTAGTATATTTTTAATTCTCTTGAAGTCATGCAAGATATTAGGCATCAAGTCTTTTGCATAGTCAGGTTTATTGTTCACATAGTCTTCACATACTTGGTGAACTGCTGTACCCCTTCCTGCTGCTTGTCTAGATATTTGATTTGCTACATCATGACCTACACGATCTCTCCATTCCATAATAGCTTTCTTACTTAGGTTACCAAGTAATGTCGTTATGGAAGGATAGTTACCTTTAGGTGTTTGGTATTTTCTACCACCGTCATTTGTAGTTGTTAGGTCATTATAACCTAAATCAATGGGTTCATGTTTAAACATTATCTATCGTAGTCAGTTTGTTTCATTCCGTCTCTTCCTGCCACCTTATTGATCTCACTCATACGATCTTTAAATCCCTGATCAGTTTGTGACCATAAAGATTTAACACCTGAAACTACAGTAGGTTGCTTATTGATTACTTGTTGGCAGTCATGATCTATATAATACTGATCAAGATCTTTGTAAGACATTGTGTCTTCCCACTCTTTACCAGTCTTATTGCTTTTGAAATCATATGTCGGCATTTCTATTCCTTATAACTATACTCTTCCACCATTTATATAACCACATAACTTTCTGTGGATGGTGGTCAGGGTCAGGTAATTCATCTTTAAAATAACTCATGAACTCTAATAATTCTTCGTCGCTCAAAACTCTCCAGCACAATCGATTAACATTTTCATACGATGCTCTATTAGATACGTAAGTATATTTGAACGAGCAGGGTAATCATAATTCTCGTACTTATTTATAGCTGCCTCACGTATACCATCTGGAGTATTCTCGAGATCAATCATTTGAGCATTACGCATAAAGTTACGATAGACATTAGGCTTCATAATAGATTCTAGATCATCACGATTATCCCAGTATTTGTCTATAGCTTTTTTAGTCATAGGTGTTTGTCTTGCCGCTGTCACAAATACATCATCGTGAGAGTTGGCATTAGGAACACCATCACCGCTATCACCTTTAAGTAAGTGTTCAAATAAGTAACGACGAGGATTCTCTTCCTTAATCATTTTATTAAACATAGGTGACCATTGTATGACATGACCATGTGATTGTAATTGAATAAAGTCTTTATCAGCAGATATAATAACTACATCCTCACCAATAAGAGGTATGGACTTGTGTACAGTTAATGCACCTATGATATCATCAGCCTCTGCACTGTCTATCTTAATAACAGCATAAGGGAAATTAGTACGTAGATCATTAAGAGTATCTTCTATTAAGTCGAAGATCATCGGCCAATCATGTTTATCTGTAGAACGATTTGCTTTACGCTGAGCTTTGTACTCAGGGAATACATCCTTACGCCAAGAGTAACTATCACAACAAATGACTATCTTGCCATACTTTGACTCTGGGTATTTGTTACGATACACTCTGAGGTTATTGAGTATTATATGTTTAACTAAATTCTCACTAAGCTCTTCACCATGACTAAGCTGTCCCATAATAGAACCGATAGCCAAACCATTAAAATCAACTAAAACCATAATTTATCCTTTTAAATATACTGTGTATATTATAACATGTTTTGTTTAGATTGTACATACTTTTCTGATAAATTTTTTACAGAACCGTATCCAAGCTTGATAGCTATAATACCATTGTAATTCTCAGGGTTCAATAGAACCTCTTCATCGAATTGAATTTTTGCTTCCATATAGTTTGTATCACCACGTGTTTCACATAGACATATGATCTCACGTTTGAAGTTCTCTTTACCTAACTTCTCTATATCTTCTAGTAATCTCTTACTTGATCCCCAATACTCTTGCCAATCAGTTTCTTTTGTGACCTTACGTTTTCTCTTAAACCCCGCCAGCGGCTTGAGCTTTCTTACGGTTTTAAAATACTTTCTTCCTATGTAGTCGTATCCGTTAGAAAGATTGGTAATACGATACACAAACCCATAAAAATCCATAACATCATCAGAAGTAAATAGAACACCGTTATACGTCCAATCGGTCTTCATCGTATTCGTCTGCATCATATCCTCCACGCTTAGCCCATTCTAAATTAGAACCACAAAATGGACAATGTGTTACTTCAATTTCAAACTCAGCTGCTTCATGTTCATAGCCTAAGTCTTCTTTAATGATAACCTCAAACGGTTCACTATTACATTCATGACATATCATAAACTTAATTCTCCCATTTGAACATGTGCCATCATCTTGTCATATGATCCTACATATTTACCATCAATAAAGATCTGTGGAAATGCTCTTGCATTTGGAACAGCTTCTTGAAGTTGTGTCATAGTCCAGTCACCTGACTGCACATTTCTCTCTTCTACATTAATACCTTTTTTCTTTAAGTAGTCTTTTGCTTTTGTACAATACATACAATCGTCCTTAGACCACACTACTGCTATACTCATAAACTTAATCCCTCAAATGATTTATTATCCACGTCATGTGTAACTCCACCGAGTACATAAGACGTTATTTCTGTTTCTTGTGGAGCAACTTGTACTGCTCCGCCACTAATCCACTTCTCTGTCCATGGTAGTGGGTTATGCTGGTGTACCGAAAATGGTACAGGATAGTTTAGAGATCTCATTCTCTTTGCTCCAATCCAACGCACATATTCTTTCAAGAGGTCAGCGTTTAATCCAATCATTGAACCATTACCAAATAGGTAATCACACCATTCCTCTTCTTGTACTAATGCATCTTCAAATAAATTCATTACTTCATTATGTGTTTCTTCTTTAATCTTCACATAATCCTCATCTTCTTTAATCAGTGTACGAATAATATTTAGTGATGCTGCAAGATGCAAGTTCTCATCTCTTGCAATTAACTTAATAATCTTTGCATTACCTTCCATTTGCTTTAACTCAGCGAATGCCCATGAACATGCAAAGCTCACATAAAACCGTATCCCTTCTAATATGTATATACTTATTAAACAGAGATATAACAGCTTTTTATGCTTAGAGCTACCGTGAGAGCCTCTATAATTGATCAGGTTGTCATAATGTTCTGAGATTGCATTACCACACTCGGATATTGCAGGTATCGAAGTGATCTCATCAAAGACCTTTGATGGATTAGGATACACATTTCTGATAACGTGAGTATACGATCTCGAGTGAATAGTCTCAAAGAATGCCCATGTCTCAATGAGTAACTCAAGTTCAGGATTACTTGCAAGTGGCAATAAAGCCAAGTCAGGTGATCTGCCCTGTACTGAGTCTAATAAGATTTGTCTTTTGAGATTGGATGTGAAGATGTGTTGTTCGTTTGTTGTTAACTTATTAAAATCAATCTTGTCTTTTGTGACATCGATTTCATCTGGAGTCCAGTAAAACGATAACATCTTTTCATATAACTTTTGCAATTGTGGATATTTAACAATATCGTATCTTGCTACGTCTACACCTTCGTCAAAGAATAGATCTTTGTCTAGATGATTTTTTGTGTTTATTTTAAATACTGATTTCTTCATATAGTATACCAATTTGGTTTAACCGTTTTCCATGCTGCAATGTGTTGTTTATATTTCATATAATAATTTCTATAGGCAGTGATTGAATCACTATGCTTGACATCGTCAGGCATGGCTTGTGTCGGTTGTGTAAATGGACTATCACCACAATTACGCGGTGGGCTCTTTAATACTTCTTTGAGTTTTACGTATGACATATGATCTTTGCCATAGCGTATAACAAATTCATCATGTAGATGGCACCACATCTCATAGAGGAATGCGTAATTATTTATACTTTGTCGAAGCCACACATTGCTCGGATGATTGACATGTGAAGCTTTATATAGTGTATCTTCCTCATGACGCCAGCGTTTGATCTTTGAACCTATTTTATTCTTGTCATAATATTCTGTACCATCTAATACCCGATGGGCTGTAGACATAAGCTGTGCATATTCCACAAGCATCTTACTACAATGTTTATCTAAGTGCATCTCCGCACTGGTCTTTGCATTACTATCTAAATAAAATATATTCATTCTTTATCCTCAGTTATATGTATATCTCTCACGCAGTCAGGGAATATAATTGACGGATAGTCTTCCATCCACATAGTTTCTGGATTGTCAAATTTATATTTCTGATAGTCTTCGAATTTGGTGACTCTTGCTGTACCATCACCTAGTGGTTCTTTCATTATACTCATGTGTATATTATATCATATAATACTTAAATGTACATCTATATTGTGAACGATTCTCCACAGCCACATCTTGCTTTTTCTTTAGGGTTAGAGAATTCAAATCCTTCATTCAATCCTTTTGTCTTATGATCTATCTCAGCACCATCAACATATACTTGTGATTTACGATCAATTACAATAGGTATATCTTTTACAATAAACAAGTCATCCATATCTGTTTGCATTATATTGTACTCTAAATGATATGCCATACCAGAACATCCCGTACCTTTGATTAACACACGCAATTGCTTACTCCCTGTGATCAGAGTCTTTAATTTGTCAGCGGCAGCGTCTGTTAAGGTTATCATATGGGTATGTATAAAAAAGAAGATCCGGAGTATTGGGTGATAAGGAACTCCGGAAGAAAACCTCAGTTAGCTTTATGCAGCTAACAAATAATCTGACTGATTGCCGATTAAATTTTCATTTTTAAGTCTTCGTTGACTGACGAGTCTCAAGCGGATCTGCTACCTAATCGATGCCTTGTCTCCCCCATTTAATAATACTACCTGAATATTATTAGGTGGAGGAGGTGGGAATTGAACCCACGTGTTAAGTGCTCCTACTTTTACCTTTACGTCGTTTAACTCACTTCATTATTGAATGAATGTTATGCATCATCATGAGTTAGTAGCTTCCACAATACCGCCGCAGAAATTAAACCTACTAAACCAGCATCACCGAGCTGGGCAACTATACCAATAATTGTACCAATGACGTCACCGCCTAAGAAAGGTACTGATCCACCAAATACGATTTGTAGCATGATTGCTAAACCGATTAGTGACATGGCAATAGCCGTTGCAGCTGAAACGCCGCTTGTGATTTTATCTAACATATATTCTCCTATGTCGTTTTTTAAAAAGTAGTTTAGCCTTGTCTCGAAGGGTTCTCGTCCTTAAACTTTTCATTTAGCTCATTATTTAGTTTAAGGAAAATTGGGAAAAGGGCGTTGGATAACAATCCTATGACCCCGAGGGTAAGAATAAACCCTAATGTAAAGTAATTTAAGAATTCCATAATTATTTATATATAACCTAATCTTGATAACATGGAACTATTATAACATAATTTATATACTTTGTACACTGTAAATGGAACTATTTTGCGCATATAGTTTAAAAAGGTAAAATTATTCTATAATGTGATAGTTTCATAGAATATTTTTCTATAAAACACATGATTCACAGTAGTCATCATACTCTTGTTGTGTGTCAAAATCTTCTCTTGTATAATCTTGGCTAGACTCATCTTCAGTTGCCATATCATTCGTATTGAAGTAATACAATTGTTTACCACCATACTTATAGAATGTAACAAGATCCTTCATCATATCACTCATCGGAACTTTGTTATCTTCATACTGAGCTGGATTATAACTGGTGTTAATAGACATACCTTGATCTACATACTTCTGAATAACAGCCATGATCTTTATATAACCATCGGGTCCTTTCTGATCCCATAGTAGATCATACTTGTTTTTCAGGTTGTGTATTTGTGGTACAACTTGTGCCATGACTCCGTCCTTGGATTGCTTGTATGATACAAGTGCACGAGGTGGTTCAATACCATTTGTGGCATTACCTATTTGAGCTGATGTTTCAGCAGGCATAATAGCCATTAATGTTGAATTTCTTATACCGTCCTTTAAAAGCTGCGCCCTGAGCGACTTCCAAGGCATTCTTTCCTTATGTTTGACTAATTCATTGACCTCGGATTTATATGTGTCTATTGGCAAGATACCATGTCCATATTTAGTCTCGAGATTTTTATAGCATGTACCACGCTCTTTTGCTAGGTTTGCACTCGCTTTAATCAAATAATATGACCATGCTTCTGCATATTCATCAACAGTTTCAAGAGCATCAGCATCATACTTTAATCCACGCTTTGCCAAGAAGTATGCAAGGTTAATAATACCTACACCTAATGGTCTTCTATTCATGGTTGATCTTTGAGCTGCAACAATAGGATAGTCTTGGTAATCAAGTAAAGCATCTAGAGAACGTACAGCTAAATCACAATACTTCTCGAAGTCCTTCGGATCATTGATTAATCCCCAATTGATTGCACTTAATGTACATAGACTGATCTCACCTTTGTTTGCATCATCATATGATTCTAATCCATGACTCGGTAAATTAATTTCACAACAAAGATTCGACTGGTGTATCGGGGCCTGCTTCTCGATGAATGCACCATGTGTATTTGCGTGATCTACATTTTGTAAATAGATTCTTCCTGTCTCTTTACGTTCAGTCAAGAACTGAGAGAATACTTCTAAAGCAGGTAAAGACTTCTTACGGATCTTGCGGGTCCTTTCATACTTCTCATATAACTCTTTAAATAAATCTTGATCCTCAAAGAATGCATCATACAATCCAGGGACATCATTGGGAGAGAAGAAAGTAATGTTCCCACCAGTTAATAGTCTCTCATACATAAGCTTATTAAATTGGAATGCATAGTCCATGTTACGTACACGAGTCTCATCCGTACCACGATTATTCTTTAATACAACTAAGTCTTCGAATTCATAATGCCATACCGGTAGATAAACAGTTGCTGCACCACCACGTACTCCACCTTGAGAACATGACTTTACCGATGCTTGAAACAATTTAAGGAATGGAATTAATCCAGTATGTACAACAGAACCATCACCAATATGTGAACCCACCGCTCTGAGTTTACCAGCATTAATACCTAAGCCAGCTTTCTTT